CTCCGGACTAGTTTTTCGGTCCTGCCCCCCCAACCAAGTGAGCTTGTAGGGACTATTCCTTTTTGGGATAGGTTTCCTTCTCGGTACTTGGAGAAGGATGGGGCACCAATATTTACAGAAAATATTTGGGTGAGTGAGCAACATTTGGATTGGTTGAAAGAGGACTATTTTCCATTGGTTGCAATGATGGCCCGTAATCCTCGATATACAAATAAGAGAATTATGGATCCACAGCTGAAATGCTTTGTGGACGAATGTGGAATCGAGATACCACCCGAGTGGGGATTACCAACTCCTAATGCAGCAGCGGCATACAAGTCGTTAGCGAAATATGCAAAGGATATCTTGCCAATGTCAGAGGACATGGTTGGGGATATGAATTTAGCATGGGAGTTTACCACTAGGCATTTTGGCCTGTACATGCAGGACGCGAAAGTTATAGAATACGAAGCAGCCAAAATGAAATTAGACATGAGTACGTCAAGCGGAGCACCATTCAATGTGCAGAACCCGTTAAAACGAGATCTCTTTGAAGCCGACCCTGAATTGGACCAATGGCTAAAGGAAGATTGGGAAACACTGGCAGAAGATCCAAATTGGACCTGCTTGTTTACGAACTCATTAAAAGAAGAATTACGAACAGAAGAGAAAATGGCTGAAAATTCAATTAGGTCATTCTTATCAGCTGGTGTCGACGCGACCACGCACGGCACACGCCTGTTTGTAGACATGAACGAGAAGATGTACTCCTCACATCTAGAGACCGCATCCGCAGTTGGAATGAGCCCTTATAAGGGAAACTGGGATCGCCTTGTCCGGAAATTGAAAATATTTCAGAAAGGTTATGCTCTTGACGAATCACAATATGATTCCTCGTTACGTGCTTACCTTATGTGGGGTTGTGCACGGCTGCGTTTCAGCATGTTATGTGACAAGGATAGGACTTTTGCGAATTTCCGCCGAATTAGAACTTATTATAGAAATCTAATTAATTCTCTTGTGATAGGACCAGATGGTGTAATCATGATGAAGAAAGGTGGGAATCCATCAGGATCCGTAAACACCATCACAGACAACACATTAATACTATATTGTTTGATGTCCTATGCTTGGATAAGAACCGCTCCATCAGAGATGCGGAATTATATGGACTTTGAGCTCCATACATCAAAATGCTTAGTAGGGGACGATAATACATGGACGGTTTCAGACCGTGCACATGACTTTTATAATGCAAGAACAGTAATAGAAGAGTGGAGAACCCTTGGGATAACCACCACTACTGACTGTCTCGAACCTAGAAAAGCAGATGAGCTAGATTTTCTATCAGCTCACACAATATATGTAGATGGAAAAGCACTCCCCGTGTATAGCAGAGCAAAGTTAATGACTTCACTGTTATATGCGCCGAGGGAGCATCACACTCCTGCAACAACATTAGAGCGCACAGCGGCAATGTTGTCAGTTGGTTGGACCGATTTACCTTTTCGAAAATTCTGTAGAGAAGTGATTAGTTGGTTGTTGTATAAATACGATCGTGTACTGAATGATGAACCGCGTTGGATTATGGCTAAGTGTCAAATTCAATGTGATGAACGTTATTACAACCTGTATATGGGTCATAGTATGATTCTAAGACCTCAATCCGCCAGAAACGGAGTAAAGTTGATACAGCTGGCGGAATGTCCAAATATGAGCGGCATCCAACCAAAGAGCGGGACTAATAATCCTGCCAGTGCGAAACAAAAGAAATCCAGAAGGAGACGAAGAGGTCCATCTGGTGTGCCAAAAGCACAAGCTACCTCAAATGCTGCAAGACCCAAGCAACGTCGTAAAAGACGTGGAGGGCAGAGC